GGGCGGATACGAGATCCCCAACTATGCCGAGCGGCAGCAGCTCGCCGACGCGATCTACACCGTTCGGCAGCAGAAGTCCGAGGGCGGCCAATACGGCAACCACATCCGCTGGCACGTCCAGAAGGGCAAAACAGATCCCGAGTGTGAGTTCTGCAAGAAAGGCAAGTGATGCATCGCTTACCGAATCGGACACCGAATCGGTCCACCGATCGGATCGGCAGCGATCGACAGCTCAGACAAAACCGCAGGTCAGCGGCACTCCGATATCGGACCCCCCATCGGTCAAGAGCGCTCTCACAGCACATAACCGCAGGTCACTCGCACTCCGAATCGGTAGTCCGAATCCAACGTACGTACGTACGGACGTACTGACGGAGACCGATGGATCCGATGGCTTAAATCCTGACCCACCGAACCGCGCACGCGCATACAGGGAAAACTGATGGACTCGACTATCGAAGCGATCGACAACGCCCTCCGCGACGGCACCGTCAGCGCCGACGCGATGCGCTGGACACCGGACCCGCCGCGGCAGCGACCGGATCGACCGGACACCGGCGAGTGGCGCAACGACGCTGCCCAGCAGGCAGCGGCTCGCCTCTGGCTGGCCGGCTTCTCGTATGCCGTCATCGAGGCGGTGCTCGGTGCCCTGAGCAACATGTTGGTGACGACGTCGTACTACGTCCCGACGATGCGGGAACTCATGCGCGGATACGACCGGCTCGGCGCGGCGCATCTGCGGCAGCAGATCAAGGTCCGGTGGGTGATGTGCCGCGAGACCTACGATGCGCTGGCGGCGCAGTACAGCGACACCCGCTATGCCGTCATGGCATCGGTCTCTCCCTTTGACCCGTCCGACCCAGGAGCGGTAGACGTGACCACGCGAACCGTCGTCGAGCGTCGGTGGAACGAGCCCGGCTACCTGTTCGGCATCCCGATCCGCCTTGAGCCGGCTGCCCGAGCACCCATCTTCGAGATCATCGAGGACGACTGATGGCTGACGACCGTAGGCCAACCATCTGGGAACGAGCCGTAGGCGAACCCCTTGGTGACCTCTGCGGCATGTGCACAGAGAAGGACTGCGAGCAGCGCAAGGTGCGCACCCCGGCCGGCTGGGAAGCCTGCCCACACTGCGACCGCGCCCTCGGCGAACACCTCACAGCAGGGAAGACCTGATGCCACGCCTCCACACCCGCACCATCCCCGCGTTTACACGCGGCCCGGCCCCGACGCCGGCCAGGCCCGCCACCACACGGGACCACGTCTGCGCGTTCATCCGCGCTATCGGCCACGATCCCGGCAACGTCACGTACATGGAGTTTGATGCACGCGACGGCCTCATCGTCGAGACCTTCAACCGGACGTCTGGAGCCCGCGAGCGCGACCGGATCCGGATGTAGTCTGGCGTCGTGCCGCGGGATCCCAGGGCAGCCGAAAGCGGCGTGGGTTCCCCGTTCGAGTCGGGGTCGGCTGCCCGTTTGACACATCCTTAAAGTGAGCTTTATGGCCAAGCTCGCGAAGACGGCCGCGCGGGGATACGGCAGCAGGCACCAACGCCTCCGAGCCGAGTACCAGTGGCTCATGGACCACGGCGAGCCCTACAACTGCTGGCGGTGCCGCCGGCCGATCCTGCCAGGCCAGCCATGGGACCTCGGCCACGACGACTACGACCGCAACCTCTACCGCGGGCCGGAACACCGATACGCCCGACACTGCCCGGCCGGCGGTAACCGCCGCGCTGGACTGATGAAGGCGATCGGACGGCAGGCGGCGGTTCGTCGCTGGCGGCTGTGATGGAGTTCGGTGGTCGCCCGGTCCGACCAGAGATGACCTGGCAGGCCCAAGTCGCCAACGCGCCGCCATGGCTCAAGCCCTACCTGCGTGTCCCCGACGACGCATCGCCACCGTTGCTCATGACACCGGTCCACCCCGAGGCCACCGGCTCACACGGGCCGAAGGCAATCAAATGGGTCGAGTCCGAACTCGGGATCAAACCGCGCTGGTGGCAGAAGCTCGCGATCGTGCGGCAGCTCGAACACCGCAAGGACAAGTCGCTGTGCTTCGAGGGCATCACCGAGTCCGCGACCCGCCGCTCCGGCAAGTCGGTGCGGTTGCGTTCCATGGCGCTGTGGCGGCTCGACGTCGGCCCGACCCTGTTCGGTGAACCGCAGCTCGCGATCCACACCGGCAAGGACCTGATGATCGTCCGAGAGATCCTCCGGCATGCGTGGCATTGGGCCGAGGGCCGGGGCTGGAACGTGATCCGCGCGCTCGGCCGCGAGTCGATCGAGAACGGCGAGCACCGCTGGCTGGCCCGGTCCACCGACAGCGTCTACGGCTACGACACGACCCTGGGCTATGTCGACGAGGGCTGGGCCGTCGACCCCGAGACCGTCAGCGAGGGCATGGAGCCCGCGATCCTGGAGCGCATCTCGCCGCAGATCGTGCTCACCTCGACCGCGCACACCAAGGCCACCTCGCTGATGCGCACCCACATCACCGACGCGATGACCGTGAACTCCGAGCTGCTGATGCTGTGGAGCACGCCGGACGGAACCCATAGCGGTGACCCGAAGACGTGGCGCGAGGCGTCGTCGCACTGGACGCCGGCCAGACTGCGGCTGATCCAGGGCAAGTACGAGAAGGCGCTCCGCGGCGAGATCGACCCGGAGCTGGACGACCCGGACCCGATGCGGGGATTCGAGTCGCAGTACCTGAACCGGTGGCAGCTGCGACGTGGCGCTGGCGGCGTCCTGCCGGGCTGGGACGACCTCGTGACCGAACGGGTGCCGCCGGCCCCGGAGGCGCTGGGCATCGCGTCGGACATGAGCGGCTCCTGGTTCTCGTTCGGCGCCTACGGCGACGGTTTCGTCGGCCCGGTCGACCGTCTGCGTACCGGCGATGGGATGGCGGCATCGGTGGCCCGCGTCGCGCAGGTGGCGGCCGGCGGTATCCCGGTGGCCGTCGCCCAGAAGGGCATGGCCGGTGTCTTGATCCGAGACCTGGAGGATGCCGGCGTCTACGTGATCCCGACCTCGCTCGACGATCTGGTCCAGGCGTCGGCTGATTTCGCGGACGCCGTCGAAACGGGCATGATTACACACGGAGCCATGCAGGAACTCGACGCGGCGGTTCTGGCATCGCGCTGGCGCAAGATCGGTGACCGCCGCGCACTGGACGTGAGAGGCCCGGACGTGTCGATGCTCGAAGCAGTCATCCTCGCTCGGCTGATCGCCGTCGGCTCAACAGCCCCGATGCCGGCGATCTACTGAGATGGGATTCTGGTCCTGGCTCAAGGGCGGTTCAGCCGCGGGGGAGAAGCCCAACGCGAACCCGCCCTCGGTGCCCGATTCGGTCGGACCCGGCTACCACCCCGGCGACCCGCACGGCGCCACCGACGAGAACTTCATGTTCCCGACCTACTCCCGGTCGCTGCCGACTCTGCAACCATCGCCATGGTCGGGCTGGCCGGCGGAGTGGGGAATGCCGGACTGGCGGACCGGGATCGACAAGCTCATCGACACCGCCTGGGACTGCATCGACCTGAACGCCTCGATCCTGTCCGCGATGCCGGTCTACCGGCTCATCGGTGACACGGTGATCTCAGGTCCTTCGTGGACCAAGAACCCCCACCCCGACGTCTACGAGTCGTGGGCGGAGTTCGCCAAGCAGATGTTCTGGGACTACCACACGGGTGAGGCGTTCGTGCTCGCCACCGACTGGTACGCCACCGGCTGGCCGGCCGAGTTCTTCGTGCTGCCGAAGGACTTAGTCAAGGTCGAGATGGAAGGTCTGCGGCGCCGCTACTACATCGGCCAGGTGGAACTCAACACCGATCCGATGCGGCGCGAGCTGCTGCACATCCGCTACAAGAGCTACGTCGGCCAGCCACACGGCATCGGCCCGCTGGAAGCCGCCGGGGCTCGGCTCACCGCGGCCGGGATCCTGCAGCGCCAGATCGAGGAGGTGGCCAGCGCCGGTGGCGTGCCGCCGTACGTCCTGAAGGTCAAGCGCCGGCTCAAGAAGCACGAGGCCGACGAGGTGCTGGACCAGTGGATGGATTCGCGCGCCCGTGCTCGCGGCGCACCCGCACTGGTCTCGGGCGAGACCGAGGCCGACGCAATGCCGCAGCCGTCCGCGAAGGACATGGCGCTGCTGGAGCTGGCGCAGTTCACGGACGCGCGGATCTGCATCAAGCTCGGGGTGCCGCCGTTCCTGATGGGCCTACCGTCCGGCGGCGACTCGCTGACCTACACGAACGTCTCGCAGCTGTTCGACTACCACGACCGGGCCAGCCTCAGCACCAAGGCCACGCACGTCATGACGGCCTTCTCGAACTGGGCGCTGCCGCGCGGCCAGTCCTCCGAGCTGAACCGCGACGAATACTCGCGGCCGGAGCTGCCGCAGCGCGCGAAGGCGTACGTCGACCTGAAGGCGGTCGGGGCGCTAGACGCTGAGGAGATCCGGGCCATGGAACGGTTCCATGGTCGGACAGCAGCATCGTTGCTGACAGGAGGCAACTGAGGTGAGTGAGAACCGGCCGCCCATGCAGGACCGGTCCGCGGTCGGCATCGGCGAAGTGAACGTGCGGCAGCGGATCATCGAGATCATCGCGGTCCCGTACGAGCCTGAGGTCGCCGTGGTGCCGTTCCGCGGGGAGCCGTGGAAGGAGTCGTTTGCACGCGGCGCGTTTGAGGGTATCCAGAACCGGTCGCGGCCGGTGATGGCGAACCGTGAGCACACCGTCGGCCGCACGGTCGGGAAGGTCATGCAGTGGTGGCCGGAGCGGACCGAGGGCCTGGTCGCCGAGGTCCAGGCAGCCAAGACCGACGAGGGCGACGAGGTGCTGAGCCTCGCCGACGATCACATGGTGTGGGCGAGTGTCCGCTTCGGCGCGTGGGCCAAGGACGTGCTGATGAACCGGGCGAACATGACCCGGCGTGTGCTGAAGGCGTTCGTCGATCATCTGTCGTTCGTCGAGGATCCGGCTTACGGCGGTGCCGAGGTGCTCGACGTCCGCGACGGCAGCGGGCTCGTGGTGATGGCCGCCGACCTTCCGCCGCTGCCGTCGACGCCAGCCGTGGAGGAGATGACGGCGTTCCTTTCGGATCTGAAGTCGCGCCACGCTACACTCCTGACCAAGTGAATCTCCGCGTGTAAACGCGGCACCAGCGCCATAGGGCGCTCGCCGACCGAGAGGGTCATTTCCCCCACAGGGGGGTCGCTTGCCGAGAGGGCCTCGTGAATCCACCGAGCCCCTCGGAGAGAAGCAATGTCCGGTTCGGACAGCATGATCCTTCGGCTGGAAAAGGAACTGGCCGAGAAGACCGCGTTCATCGAAGGCATCGTCAGCGGCGCGCAGGACGGCGACCGCGACATGACCGACAACGAGCGCGAACTGACCACGGGTGCGCGGTCCCGCATCCAGGACGTCGAGCAGCAGCTGGAGCTGCTGTACGAGAACCGCACCCGCACCATGGCCGCTCGCGAGCGGGCCGATCAGGTCGGCCGCGAGATGGCGCGGCTGCGCACCGAGGTCGACCACGGCCCCGTCGAGTACGTGTCCCCCGGCCACTACCTGATGGACACGTGGAAGGCGCACCTGAATGACCGCAGCGCGCAGGAGCGCCTGCAGGTCTTCGAGCGCGCCGCGGCGCACCAGAAGACGACCGACAACCTCGGTATCGTCCCCGACCCGATCGTCGGTAACGTCGTCAACTTCATCGACGGCTCCCGGCCGCTGGTGACGATGCTCGGCACCGCGCCGATGACGGCCGCCACGTGGTATCGGCCGAAGGTCACCCAGCACACCACCGTCGCCAAGCAGGGCGCCGCCGGTGGGGCTGCGGATGAGAAGACCGAGCTGACGTCGCAGAAGATGACGATCACCCGGCTGACCGGTACCGCCGTCACCTACGGCGGCTACGTCAACGTGTCGCGGCAGGACATCGACTTCTCCTCGCCGAACGCGCTGGACACCGTGGTGAACGACCTCTCGGCGGTGTACGCGGTGCAGACCGAGGCCACTGTCGGCGCTCTGCTGGCGACGCTCGGCGCTACCTCGGAGCTTCCGGGTGCGGCCGGCACGACCAAGACCGTCGCGGATCTGGCGAACTCGCTGCTGACCGGTCTCGCGACCATCTACGGCATCGTGAAGGGTGTCGGCCGGTACTTCCTGGCCGTCAGCCCGGACAAGGTCGGCGTGTGGGCACCGCTGTTCGCGCCGGTCAACGTGAACCCGGTAGCGCCGGGCCTGGATCTGCCGACGTTCGGTAACGGCATCTTCGGCTACCCGCTGGGCATCCCGCTCGTGGTCTCCGCCGGTCTGCCGGCCGGCACCATCGGCATCCTGACCGCGACGTCGGCGGTGGAGTGCTTCGAGCAGCGGGTCGGTCAGCTCCAGGCGGTCGAGCCGTCGGTCCTGGGTGTGCAGGTCGCCTACGCGGGCTACTTCACCCCGGTCACGATCGAGTCGACCGCGGCCGTCCGATTCGTCGACGCCGTCTGAGGTGTGGCGCTGATGTTCATCTGGCCAGACGGACAGATCACGGGGGCCGAGCACTGGGATGCGCTGGCGTGGCTCGTCGGCGAGAAGCCTGACGAGTCGAGCTACTACGCCAACGGACGACCCAGCAAGGACGGGTGGGGCCGCCTCGAAGCGCTCCTGAAGGAGCACGTCGAGCTGGTCAACCCGCCGCAGCCCGAAGCCGCCGAGGAAGCCGCCGAGCCCGAGCCGGAGCCCGAGGCTCCGAAGCGGCGCGGCCGGCCGCCCAAGGAGGAGTGATGGCAGTCACCAACTTCTTCCGCGACCACCTGTGGCGGAAGATCGTCACCCCGGCCAGCAACGCGCTCGACTACGTCGGCCGCGCATGCACGCCGACCGCGGACTACACCGGTCGACCGCTGTTCGCGCTGGCCGCACCGACGTCCGCGACCGCGGTGACCCTGGGCACCCGCTACCAGCACACCACCGGTCCTCTGCTGGAGGTCACCGTGGCTGGCACGACCGCCGCTGGTGAGCCCGCCCTGCCTGGCTTCGGCCTCACGGTCGTCTCGGGCACGGCGACTTTCCGACAGGTCACCACGACCTGAGGAGTGAGCGGTGGGTGTCATCCCGGTGGCGGAGATCAAGGAGTACCTGAACATCACGACCTCAGCGAACGACGCCGAGCTGACCCTGTTCGGCAACCGCGCCGAGGCCGCGATCGCTTCACGCTGCGGACCTCTGGCCTCGACTCCGGTCACGGCCAAGGTCCGCGGGTTCGGGTGGTCCTTGTCTCCGCACATCACGCCGATCCTGTCGCTGACCTCGGTGACGCCGGTCGGCGGCAGCGCCCTCACGCTCTCCCTGTTCGTGACACCTGAAGTGGGCTTGAGGGGTCCGCAGACCATCGCATGGCTCACGCCTGGTGGATGGTTCAATGCGGCCTGGTACGACGTCGTCTACAACGCCGGCCGCTCGGCGCTGCCTGACGATCTGCGGATGGCCGCGCTCGAAGGCATCCGCTACTACTGGCAGACCCAGCTCGGCGAGGCCCCGGCGAACCTGCCGGTCGTCGGTGACGTCGATGAGCGGCCGGCCGCTCGCGGCGTCGACTTCCCGTGGCTGCGGGTCCAGCACCTGATCGAACCCTACGACCAGCGGTGGATCTGATGGCCAAGGGGAGCACCGTCTGCGCCGCACTCGCCGCACTGTTCGCGGCGTCCGGTGCGTTTACCGGCGTCAAGGTCGTAGACGGGCCACAGGTCACCTACGAGGCCAACCCGGAGTGGCTGTTCGTCGGCTTCGACGGCGGCGACGCCGACGGCAAGGGCGTCGGGATCCAGACCGAGCAGGACTGGATGTCGTTCAACCGCACCTTCGATGAGCGCGCCGCGGTCACCTGTGCCCTGGTCGTGACCGCCGGCAACGCGGAGCTGGTCACCGCCCGCGCCCGCGTTTACACGCTCTTGACCGCGGCGTCGGACGCGATCCGTACCGACCCGACCTTGGGCGGCACGGTCATGAAGTCCTACGTCTCCGGCCACACCTACCACCCGCAGATCGGATCGGGCGGATCGAAGGCGCGGCTGGTGTTCACCGTCACCTATCAGGCGCAGCTCTGAGGAGAGTCCCGTGGCAACCCTGACAACCCAGACCATCACACGAGCTGGTGTGACCCCGACCTACGCCGCGGTCTCCGGTGGTGGCGACGCCTGCGAGGTCGGCGACGACATCTACCTGCACTTCAAGAACACCAACGCCGCGGCGCGGAACGTGACGCTGGCGATCCCGGCGGGCGCATCGACCTACCCGAACGTCACCTACACCAACCCCGTCGTGAACGTGCCGGCGACCACGGGGGACAAGCTGGTCGGCCCGATCTCGGCGCTGTTCAAGGACCCGACCACCGGGCTGTGCCAGATCACCTACGACGCCTCGGCGAACCTGACGGTCGGCTGCTTCAAGCTGCAGGCGCCGTGAACACCTACCGGGCGTTGACGCCGGCCGCCGTCGGGATGTTCGCCGAGGGCGTATTCGAGGCCGACTTCACGCCGGACCAGGAGAAGGACCTGCTGGCCGCCGGCCTGGTCGAACTCGTGCCCCGCCGGTACGAGATCACGTCCACCAACTACGCGGCCGGCGCACAGGGCGACGTAGTGACCCTCGCGCTTCTGCGTGAAAACGAGCAGGTCCTGATCGACGGGGGCCATCTCAAGCGCGTCGATGCCAAGCCGGCAGCGAAGGCTGCACCAAGGAAGGGGAAGTAGGTCATGGCGGTCTTCACACTCACCGATGCGTTCATCCTGATCAACGGTGTGACGCTGTCGGATCACGCGAACCAGGTCTCGGTCGACATGGCCAAGGACGAGAAGGACTTCACCGCGTTCGGTGCGGTCAACAAGGTGTCCGGCAAGGGTCTGGGCACCGGCAACATGCAGATGAGGTTCTTCCAGGACTTCGCGATCGGCAGCGTCGATGCCACGTTGTTCCCGCTGTGGGGATCGAACACCCCCGTGACGGTCGAGGTGCGCGCCACGTCGGCCGCCCGCTCGACGACGAACCCGGCCTACGTGATGTCGGCGCTGATGTTCACCTACAGCCCGCTCAGCGGCGAGATCGGTGAGCCTTCGCAGCTGACGGCCGAGTTCAAGAACGCTGCGCAGACCGGCATCCAGAGGCTGACGGCCTGATGGGTGACTTGGAGATCCGTGGTGGGCGGGAGGCGCGGCAGATAGCGCGCGCCTTCGAGAGGGCCGCGGCCAGGGATCTCCGCTATGAGCTGCAGCGTGGCTTGGAGGAGGGCGCGGAGTCGATGGTTGACGCCGCGCACGTCTCGGCGTTGCGGAACCTGCCGAAGCGCGGCCGGCTGAACCTGTTGGTGGCTGCGGCCCGCATCATCGTGCTCCGCTCGGGCGGCGGGAACCCGTCGGTGAAGATCGTTGCCACCGGCATCGATCAGCTCTACCCGATCGACAAGCTCGGTGTCGTCGAGCACCCAACCTTCGCGCATCGGCCGCGTGTGAGGCAGTCGATTCCGAAGGCCGAGGGCTGGTTCACCGAGGCGTGCGAGCACGAGGCGCCCAAGGTACGCCGCGAACTGGAGCGGGCCATCGATCGAGTCGCTCGCCGAATCGCATCGGCAGCAAGGGGCTGACATGAAGATCCTGATTCACATCGGTGATGGGGAGGAGACGCGCGAAACCCTCGAATGGGATCGCCGCCGGACCCTCAACACCGAGTACGGCGCGATGGAGCGCGTCACCGGCCTGATCGGCGAGGATCTGGAGGAAGCGATCAACAAGGGCGGCGCCAACGCCATGACCGCCCTGGTCTGGATCCTGCGGCGCCGCAAGAACTACCAGCTGCGCTACGAGCAGGTCGTCTTCGAGATGGCCGACCTGTCCGTCGAGTTCGTCAACGACGACGGGACACCGCTGAAGCCCGAGGCGGCCGAGCCGGCGGCCCCAAAAGCCAGGAAGGCGGCGAAGAAGGCCGCCGCAAAGTGAGCCGCGACGAGCTGTTCGCGCAGTGGTGGCCGGACATCGCCTGCCTGCTGAATCAGCCGCTCAGCGACATCAAGGCCATGACGATCGACGAGTTCGACAGGGCCATCGACTACCTGCAGACCGCCCGCGTTTAAACGTGGAGGAGTGAATGCCGCGTCTCGACTTCGACGTCAACGCCAAGGACGACGCATCTGCCACCCTGGGGCGGATCGGCGCGGCGTTCCGGCGGCTTGCCAGAGACGCTGACGAATCGGGTGCGGACTCAGGTCGAGGCTACGGCGCAGGACTGCGGCGCTGGTTCAAGAACGACGGACCCAGATTCTTCCGTGCCATCGGCAGAGAGACCGGCGGTCACATCGGTGGCGCCATCGCCAGCTCCTTCATCGAACCCGGCTACAACCTCGCGCTTTTCGCGGCCCTGGCAGCGGTTATGGCGACGGTTGGTCCCGGCGTCGGCGCGGTCCTGGCCGGTGGTGTCATCGCCGGTGCGGGAGCGGGCCTGGCTGGTCTGGGCCTGGTGTTCGCGGCCAAGTCCGAGCAGGTGAAGAACGTCTGGAAGGCCGCCCTGGAGCGGATGGCAGCGGACATGCGGGTCCTGTCCCAGCCGTTCGAGGCGACCTTGATCACCATGGCGGCGGTGGCCGAGCGCACCTTCTCCGCGTTTAAACCAGCTCTTGGCGCCGCGTTCCAGAGCATGGCTCCGGTCGTCGACCGGTTCGTCGATCAGACCGGCCGCGCGCTGGAGCGACTGGTCCCCGCTATCGCGCCGATCACAGCCGCCTTCAATGCGGTCCTCGACGCGATGGGGCCGGCTCTGAACAGCGCCATCGGTTCCATCGCGTCCGCTCTGACAAGGCTCGCCGAGTCGGTCAGGAAGAACCCCGAGGCTCTCGCTGAGCTGGTCACCGGCCTCGGGTCGTTGACCAGTGACGCCCTGCGCCTCATCGGCACCCTCAACGAGGTCAACGCCCAGTTCTCGAAGCTCACCGGCGGGATCTCCGCGGTCGACGCCACGATCGGGCTCCTCAGGGCACCACTCGCGATCGTCAATGCGGCGTTCGAGGGGCAGCGGGCGATCCTGGCCGGGCTGAACTTCGTGATGCAGCAGACGACCGTCGGCACCAACGCGAGCGGCGCGTCGATGAACGCGGCGGCCGACAAGGTCACGAAGAACGCGCAGGCGCTGACGAAGAACAGCGCCGCCGCCAAAGGGCTGCAGGGGCCGCTCGGTGCGATCAGCGATGCCCTGTCACGGCAGAAGGCGCAGTTCACCTCGACGATCGCTGCGATGGGCCAGTGGACGTCCAAGGCGCTGGCTGCTTCGGGTGCCGCGATCGGCTACGAGGCGGCCCTCGACGATGCGACCGCATCGCTCAAGGAGAACGGCCGGACCCTCGACATCTCGACGGCGAAGGGCAGGGCCAACAGGACCGCCCTGAACAACCTGGCCGAGGCCGCGAACCGTCAGACCGAGGCCATGGACGCGGCCGGCGCGAGCAACCAGACGGTCGCCCGCAAGGCCGAGTCCGCGCGGGCGAACTTCGTGCGACTCGCGCGACAGATGGGCCTGTCGAAGGCCCAGGCGGAGGCCCTCGCCCGGCAGCTGATCAACATCCCGAACGTGTCCCGCACGGTCACGATCACCCGCCGGAACATCACCTACAACGACATCATCACCCGCAAGAGCACCGGCAACTTCGAGGGCGGCATCAACGCCCGCGCCGAGGGCGGCCCGGTCTCGCCGGGGCCGGCGTATCTGGTCGGTGAGCGCGGCCCCGAGGTTGTCGAGTTCGATCGGCCCGGCCGGGTCATCCCCAACCGCGCGCTCCGCAGTGCCTTCGGTGGCACCGCCGAGCCGGTCGTGCTGAAGATCGAGGCCGGCACTTCGCAGCTCGACCAGGCGCTGCTCGCGATCCTCAAGAAGGCCATCCGCGTCCGCGGCGGCAACGTCCAGCTGGTGCTCGGCTCATGACGTTCGACCCACGGGTAGAGATGATGATCGGCTCCTCGTGGACCGACATCACCACCGACGTGCTGGAGCGCGACAACCTCACCATCACCCGCGCCAAGTCTGACCCGGAGTCCACGGCCAGCCCGTCGATCTGCCGCTTCAGCCTGAACAACCGCGACGGCAAGTACAGCCCGCGGAACCCGATCGGTCCCTACCACGGGAAGATCGGCCGTAACACCCCGGTCCGGGTGCAGGTGCGTATGCCGACCGGCACCGCAGGGAACCTCGTCCCCAACTCCACCTTCGAGACCGACGTGTCCGGCTGGCAGGCGTTCGGCTTCGGCTACGGCGGCGGGTCGGTAGCGCAGTCCGCGGTGCAGGCGTGGCAGGGCACCAAGAGCGCGCTCGTCACCTGGCCGACAACCGCTGGAGCCGTCACCTCGTTCATCGGGACCACGATCCCGCTGGTGGTCGGCCGCGTTTACACGCTGTCGATGTTCGTGTTCGTGCCGGCCGGCAACCCCGACGTGCGGGCCACCCTCGGCTACACCGTCAGCAGCCCCTACACGTCGGTCAAGGACGCCTGGACCCGGCTCACCCTCACCTTCACCACAACCACGGCCACCGCCACCTACGCCGTCGGCGTCGAATCGGCCGCAGCCACCACCGCCGGCCAGATTTGCTACATCGACGGCGTCATGGTCGACGAGGGTCCCGCCATCTTCGACTTCGTCACCACGCCCCCGCCGATCTACCAGCGCTTCTACGGCGAGACCACCGAGCTGCCGCCGCGCTGGGACATCTCCGGGCTCGACGCCTGGGTGCAGTGCGAGGCCGCAAGCCTCAAGCGGCGCGTCGACCAGGGCAGCCAGCCGGTCAACTCCGGGCTGAAGAACTACTACCTGTCGACCCAGCCGGTCACCTACTGGGCGCTCGACGACGGCCCGAGGTCCATCAAGGGCGCGCCCGCGTCTGTGAGCAAGTACAAGGGCTCGTCGTTCTACGAGGCCCCGTCGTCGATCGTCACCACCTTCGGTGCCGGCATCCTGGCCGACTACCTGTCGGCGTCTCTGCGTGTAAACGACACCGCGCCGGCCACGGGCGCCGGCTTCATGACCGGCCGGTGCACCGGGACCCAGGCGGCCCCGACCTCGCTGGCCTGGGAGTTCGTCTATCGCGGCGACACGCTCATCACAGCCGACGGCACCAACATCGGCGCCTGGCAGATGGACTTCCAGGTCGAGGGCACCGCGCTCGGCACCTACGACCAGTGGTCGGTCAAGTTCCGCCGCAGCACCGACAACGACGTGCAGCTCGTGCTCGTGCTGGACAAGCTGGGCGAGTCACCGACCACGGTCAACCTCACCGACACCGGTCCCTTGGCCATCCTCACCGACGGACAGCTGCACCACGTCCGGCTCCAGCTCACCCAGAACGGCGCCAACGTCGACTACACCGTCTATGTCGACGGCGTCTCGGCCCTGTCCGGCACCCGCAACACCCACACGCTGCGCCGCTGCGCCACCGCCAGCCTGTTCTACGACCGGATCGACAACACCTTCGACCTCCTGGCCTTCGGCCACCTGATCGTCTGGGAAGGCGCCGACATCCCCCCGATCGGTGTGACCTCCGTCGCTGCGTTCGGCTTCGCGGGAGAGAAGGCCGGCCGACGCTTCGAGCGGCTCTGCGCCGAGACCGGCACCCCGTTCGTCAGCATCGGCAACCTCGACGACACCCAGCCAATGGGAGTGCAACATTCGGACTACTTCAGCAACAAACTGCTGGAGGTCGAGGCCACCGACCGGGGCATCTACGACGACCCCCGCGACGCACTGGCGCTGCGGTACCAGACCCGCACGAGCCTCTACACACAGGCGCCCACCGCCACACTGCGTTTAGACGCGCTGGAGGTCGGCGCCCCGCTGGAGCCCACCGACGACGACCAGCTCACCCGCAACGACATCTTCGCGCAGAACCGCGACGGCGGCTCCTTCCAGGCGACCAAGACCTCCGGGCCGCTCTCGATCCAGGACCCGCCATACATCCTGCTCACCAACACCGGAGGCGTCGGCCGCTACAAGGACGAGGTCCAGGTCAACGCCGAGACCGACGCGATGCTCGAAGGCATCGCCAACTGGCTGCTGTCGCTGGGCACCGTCGACGAGGCGCGATACCCGCGGATCAGCGTGAACCTCGCCCTGCCGTGGGTGGCCAATCACCCAACCCTGCCAGGGCAGCTGCTCACCCTCGACGCCGGCCGGATCCTCGCCGTCACCGGCGGCGCCCGCTTCAACATCTACGACGACATCCGCCAGATGGTCATCGGCTACGCCGAGACCCTGGGCACCGAGGACTACGACATCACCTTCAACACCGCGCCGGCCTCGCCCTACGACATCGCCAAGTATGGCTCGGCTGTGGGCTCCGGCCCGGACCGGTACGACACGGCCGGCAGCAAGCTCGCTGCTGGTGTAAACGCGACGGCCACCTCGCTGTCGGTCGCTGACACCGGCGGCACGCTCTGGACCACGGTGGCCGGCGAGTTCCCGTTCGACATCGTCGTCGGCGGCGAGCGGATCACCGTCACCAACATCACCGGCGGCTCATCGCCGCAGACCTTCAGCCCCGTCGTCCGCAGCGTCAACGGCGTCGTCAAGGCGCAGGCCGCGGACACCCCCGTGCGGCTGTGGAAGACCCCGAGATACGGCCTACAGGGAGGTTGACTGATGGGACAGAACGCAGGCGACACGATCCTCGCCCCCGGCGCACCGCAGGTGCAGGTCTTCACCTCGACCGGCGCCAACACGTGGAACAAGCCCACCGGTATCCGCGCGGTCCTGGTCGAGTGCGTCGGTGGCGGCGGTGGTGGCGGCGGCGCGGCGGCGACCGGCGCTGGAGTCGCCGCGGGCGGCGGTGGCGGTGGTGGCGGCGGGTACACCGCCGAGCTGATCCAGGCCGCATCGCTGGGGTCCAGCGAGACCGCCACGGTCGGCGCGGGCGGCGCGGGCGGCACCGCGGGAGCCAACAACGGCGCCGCGGGCGGCACGAGTTCGTTCGGCGGCTTCTGCTCGGCGACCGGCGGCGCTGGCGGCACGGGCGGTGCAGCAGTCGCAAACGGCATCTCGGGCGGCGGTAACGGCGGCACCGGCACCGGCGGTGACGTGAATGTCCCCGGTGGCGTGGGCGACGTGGCGCGCACCTTCTCCGCGGGCGAGGTCACGCCGTCCCGCGGCGGCAACGCCGGCCACGGCCTCGGTGCCGGCGCCCGGCAAGGGCTCGGCACCAACTCCATCGCTGGCGCCGTCGGCAGCGTGTACGGCGGTGGCGGTAGTGGCGGACTGAACCGCGCCAGCCAGGCGGCGGTTGCCGGGGGCGGCGGCGCGGACGGCGTCGTCATCGTCACGACCTACTTCTGAAAGGAGGTTCCGATGCCGAAGCGAATCGTCTACCGGATCGGCTACCGCGGCATCGCCTTGCTGACGCTCGGTCTGATCTGGATGTTCACCGGGGTCGGACTGCTGCTGGAGCCACGTCCGAAGATGGGCGTGCCCGAGGAGCACATCCCGCAGGACGTCCGCGCGGTCGTGTTCTACCTGCTGCCCGGTCTGATCGCCATCCTGGGCGGCGCGTTTAAACGACTCGACCCGACCGGGTGGGGCCTGCTCATGCTCGCGCCCGCGGCGCGGTTCCTCAGCTTCGCGCTGTCCCCAGTGCTCGCCGCCCTCGGCATCCTCGCCGAGTACCCGCTGTGGTGGCTGGGCTGTCTGTCCATGGCGACGGCGATGGTGCTGATCTGGGCGTGTGCCGGCGGCCTCGACCGGCCGCCGCTGCGACGCGGCGAAGCCGTCGGGTGGCAGTGATGGATTCCACGACCCTGGTCGGGGCGGGGTCCACTGTCGGTGTCCTGCTCGGCGCCCTGTTCGCCTCGTGGGTGACCCGCCGCAACGCGCAGGACACCACCGCGATCAGCGGCTTCCGCGACCTCACGGTCTCGCTGCAGAGCCAGCTCGACAACCAGCAGCGGGAGATCCACGAGCTGCAATCTCGCGAGCGCAAGCGCAACGAGCTGGCGCGTTTACACGAGCGCTGGGACCGCAAGGTGATGCAGCAGCTCAACCTGCTCACCGACGAGGAGATTCCCGAACCACCACCACTGGACATCGGAGGCTCACAATGATCGATCCCTATGAGCGGGTAGTCGTCGGCCGCTACTCCGACGGCCGGGCGATGGTCGTCAACCGCCGCACAAAGGAGATGCTCGAAGTCGTCGAGCACTACTCCGGGCTCGACATGGTCATCACCCAGGGCTCCTACAACACCGCCGTCTCGCAGTCAGGCGGCACTCATGACGGCGGGGGAGTGGTCGACCTGCGCGTCACCGCCTGGACCGAGACCCAGCGCAACCGCGCCCTGTCGTGGCTGCGCAGCACCGGGTTCATCTCTTGGTACCGCACGCCGGACCAGGGTGACTGGCCGTACCACATCCACATCGTGGCCAAGGGCGACGCCGAGCTGTCGCCGGCCGCCAAGAACCAGGTGACCGCCGCGGCTGCCGGCCGCAACGGGCTCAAGTCCAACCTCTACGACGGCCTCAACCTCAACGTCCCCACGTTCGACTGGACGGAGTACATCACCATGCTGCAAGACCTCATCGACCGCGTCTCGACCGTCGAGTCCAAGATCACCACCGACAACCCGCTCGGCCGCGCGCAGTACGCCTACAAGTCCGTCCTTGAAGGCGGGGCGCTGGAGAACCGCGTCTCCACCGTCGAGGCACGGGTAGGACCGACCACCGACGCCCACGCGCAGTACGCCTACAGCTCGGTGACCGAGGGCGGCCCGCTGGAGAACCGCGTCTCTGCCACCGAGACCGCCAACGTCGACCTCGGCGCCGAGATCGACAGCCTCGGTGCCCGCGTCGCCACCCTGGAGGCAGCCCCAAAAGCCTCGTGACCTACGCCGACCTGCAGGCCATGTTCCCCAAGCACCTGCGGCCGGCATACAGCCACGTCGTCGAGCAGGGCCTGCCGCGTCTAAACGAACAGATGCGGGCCGGCGGCATCACCACGCCGCGCCGGATCGCCGCGTTCCTGACCACGCTCGCGTTCGAGTCGATGTTCGAGTTCAACATCGACCAGATCGGCGCCACCTCGAAGTACCACGGCCGCGGCTACATCCAGCTCACCGGCCTGGCCAACTACACCGCCGCCGGCAAGTACCTCGGCATCGACCTGGTCAACAACCCCGACCTGGCCAAGTCGCTGGACTGGTCAGCCAAGATCGCCCGTTGGTACTGGACCGTCGCTCGGCCGAACACCAACGCCTATGCCGACGCGCTCCAGATGGGTCGTGTAAACGCGATGATCGGCTACCCGCTGTCCGCTCCGGGCGGCGACGGACTGACCAACGACCAGCGTCGCTGCGCCGCGTTCGCCGCGGCGCTGAAGTACCTGACCGGCAGCGTGCCGGCAGGCATCACCTGTACCCGCTGAGGGCTTGTCTGTCCCGCATCATCGCGGTATGTTGCGGGACATGACGAGACACATCGTACGCAGGATCGTCGCCCTCACCACGTGCCTGATCGCCCTGGGCACCATCACCAGCCTGTCCGCGACCGCCGCCGTACCGGACGACCCCACGCCGACGGTCCGCGGAGGGTTCACCGGCCCCGGCAACTACATCGTCAACGGCTACCCGAACGGCGACATCGAGATCATGCGTGCCGGCGGCAGCGCCCCGGCGTCGACGCAGGACTACCCGAAGGTCGGTCCGTACATGGATGCCCGCTGGCGAGACACCGCGAACGGCCACCCGCAGCTCTGTGTCGAAGCCTGGGCGCCCGAGCAGGCATTCCACCCGGTGGAAACGGTCACGGTGTACTGGAGTGACCCGGACTTCCGGCTCTATTGGGGCGCGTCGGGAGCACACCACCCGACCGACACCCGGCGCCACGACTACTGTGACGACGACCGCTGGCCTGGGCCGTACCGGCTCGACGTGAAACAGGGCACGCAGACGAACACCTGCTATCACTTCTTCACGTCGATCAACGA